GTCACCGCCGACGGACGTGTGATTGACTCGTATATTGCTTCAGAATCCGGCCTGCTCGATGGTCTTGTGCTCGATCGAGGACGTGAGTTGTTGGGCGAAGCGTGAGAAGCTGCTGTGGGCTCTCGGGAAGCAGATGAGATAAAAGTTTTTTATTTGGTCAAATATTTGACCAAATAATTTGGAGTTATTTGTTTTGGATAGCAGCGGACGCTCTGCATCGCAAAGTGGTAGAAGGGTGCCCCGGGCGGGGCTCGAACCCGCAGACGCGAAAAAACAAGAATTAAGCAGGAGTAGGGGATAAGCGATTAGACCTACTCCTGACAGCATTTCTCGGGTGCTTTCAAATCTTGAGTATCTTTCGTATCTTGCTTGTTTTTTAGAGTCCTGTGGGTTTTTCGTGGGATTCTGGTGGGATTTGCACATATCCACAATTCGCTGCGGTCGATGAGCGGCCTGTTTCCAATTGTGGCACCATCAGCCTATGACAGATGAAGAATTGGAAGTCGCGCTCATTGATGGGGTCATTTTGCTTGACGGTCCCATTTACGCTCCAGAGACCGAATCATATCCGGAGACGGGTGATCGCGCAGAGCCTCGATATCCGACAAGGCCGTTCTTCGAAGACTTTGCGAAGTGTGGGCTTTCAAATCGATGAGGTAGCCGAGGAGCACGAGGCGGCGTTTCTCCATGCTCGCAGAGGGGTGTTCGCGGCTGTGGTGGTACTCACCAGCACCGGATTGAGAAATCATGCAGCATATCGTAGTAGGTTCCCTAAGAGATATGATGCATGTATGAACAGGGACGAGCAGTTCCACAAAGCAGTGGATGATGTGCTGTCTGCCTATACGGTTGATGGTCCAGTTGCTCGAATCACGCAAGAGCAACGCCAGATACTTCATTCCGATTGGTCACCATTAGCGAAAGCGCCAGATGAGTTGGTGAAAGTCAGCAGGAATGATTCTGAGAAATAAAAGATTAGAGATTAGAATAAGAGTTTTTTATCACGATATATACGAGTTATCACAGAAGCTTCTCGTAGCGTCTCTTATATAGTTTTGGCTTGGATACAGCTCACAGAGAACAATTTGTTAATACATCGATATAAGCGTATGTTATTATTTTTATATAAATGACCTGGGTTCCGAACAGTCACCCGCTGGTGCGCGTTCTCCCTACAAGAGATAGGGGCTCAGGTCATTACTTATCTCTGTCCGCTCTGAAAAAACCACCAATGTCCTTTTTCTCCCCAAGTCTTGTGCCTAAAAATATCGACATGAGCATAGGAAGATGGACTTCCCTTCTCAAACATTGCGTGGATTGCTCCGGCTGTCATATCTGCGAGCTGGACCAACGGACTTTTCTTCGAATCTACGAATTCAACTGATCTGAGAGTTCCTGGACACTCACCATTTACCATGTGCATGAAATAGTCCTGATCGCTACCACCGAAAGAACGATTGTCTTTCCCATCAACCACCAGCACAGCATCCCGGAGATATCCATTGCTGTGAGTAAGCAGCATTCTTATCAAATATGCTTTGAGATTGTTGGGATTTTCTTTGAGGTATTCGCTATACAGCTGCGTTTTATCGAGGATAATGACATGGACCCCGTATTCCACCAGATCCATACATTCAAAGAAAGTCTTTTTGAGGGAAGAGTTCGTCCTATTGTATTTAAATTCTCTGCGGTACTTGGTGAATTTGACGCCGTCGAAACCCACGCATCTGCAAGATTCGATTTGCCTCCATGCGGTTTTTACTTGCTCTTTTGTCTCGAAGACGCAAGCGGCCATGACAATATATCTAGATGACCCTTTGTCGAATTTCAGGCCCGCATCTCCGGAATCATCCAAATAGATGTACATTCAGTCTCCCCGCTAATTCCAATGGTTTGATTCTACAGCTGCATGAATAATACCCGTAGCCGAGGGAGAACCGCATTTAATTAAACGCAGAAAAGCCCCTCACCTCCGTACCTTGGAGATGAGGGGCATGTTGCATATGGGTGTGAAATATTCCTTTAGAGCTCCGAGAGGTCGATCTCTTCGATTTCAGCTCGTGATTCCAATAATCGTAGGTAGAGGTTCATCGCGTTGTACTGAGCCTGTAACACCGGTAGCGGAACCTTGGGTGTGAAATCGAGGTCACCGCCCTCGGCTCGGTCGAGCATCATGCCTAGCTTGCCCGTGCGAATGCGCAGCTGCAGGTACTCGGCCTTGAACCTCTCCCTATAATCCTCGCTTTGCATGAGAAGAACAGTGCCGTTGAGACTCTCCATCATGATTCCTCCTGTTTGCTGGTGAGCTTGGCCAGCGAGTCCCCGTCAGCAACCTCGGGCAGTCCCACGATGCTGGTGAGTACCGAGGCCACAGCAGCCAAACCGGCAGTGGAACCGACCAATATCCAGTTCGCGTCGCCGAGGGCTGCTGCGGCACCGATAGCGCCCAACGCTGCCTGAGCAGCGGTTTTCACCGCGCGTATGCCGGCCGCTTTAAGCCAGCTGAGCCATTCGGCTGGGGTATCCAGTGGATCCTCTTCGGCATGTTTTGCGTCTGTCATTATTCAGCCTTTCAGTATTTGAGTGATTCCCCTGGGTGAATGAGGTTCGGGTTCTTGATGCCGTTTTTCGCGGTGAGCACGGCGACCGTGGTGCCGAGTCTTTTGGCGATGGTGCTGAGGTTGTCTCCGGATTTCACCGTGTAAGCGCGGGCGGCGGAACTCTTCGTGGTGGTGACGTATTTGAGGGTGTCGCCGACAGGGCCCGTCGCCAGATACCCGTAGCCGTTGCCACGCTTCTGACGCACCCAGCGGTAGCCGTTGATGATGATGGCCGCGTCGGTTCTGACAATATCGCCCTTGTTGAGAACCGCGATGACTCCTGCAGATGTGGACGTGTCAGAGCGTAGGTTCACGCTCGTGATGAGGGTGTAGTCCCTCGCTTCGTTCACCCATTGCGGTTCGGTGGGAACCGATGGTGGTGTGACAACCGGGGTGACGTGTTTGCCGCCGACGGAGGCTTTCACATACGCGTCCCAGGCGGCGGCGTCTCCATAGAATTTATCGAGGTCGACATGGGTTCCCACACCGATCTCCCCCACGGAGGAGTATTGGCGCATCGCGCACGCGTACGCGCCCTCGTTCCATGGATGCTCCTGCAGTCCTGTCGGCTTGTTGGAACCGTATTGGGCGACGAACGCACCCCAGTTGTGACGGTCACAGACTGGTTTGAGAGCCGAATACAGGCTCTGCTGGAAATAAGCGATACCGGGCCCGCCCTGAACCCTCTCGAATTCAACGAGGTACTGTTCGAACATAGCGGCATTGTTCACCGCAGCGTTGTTCTGTCCCTCCCAGTCGATCATGGGGATTGCCTCACCGAAGTAGTTTGCGCAATGCTTCTTGAAGAAGGCTGCTTCGGCCGCGGCTCCCTTGTTCATTGCGTAATGCATGATACCGAGCTTCTTCTTGGCACGTTTCGCCATCTGATACTGCTTGTCCGCAATAGTGCTGACGCCGTTGCGCAGGTTCGTGTTGTTAAACCCGCCCGTGCCCCATGTAGTTTGCACGATGACGAAATCACGCGCTTTCGTGACATCGATATCCTTCCAATTGGAGACGTCGATACCTTGTAGTGAAGCCATTGTCGGCTCCTCTCCGCCCCGGTGTACCAGGGCATTAAAAAGCCCCTCGGATTGAGAGGCCGAACAATCAGAAATTGATGAGCAGCAGAATCAGCCAGAACTCGAAGAACGGCCACTGCCACCACATGAATCCTGCGAGGGCGAGAATGCTGGCTCCGATGGTTGCCAGGGCTTTTCGTTTCGAGTTTCGCTCGCCTCGGTGTCTAAATTTCATTTGAGTTCTCCGAAATCGTCTCTGAGTATGTCGGGAAGATGCGGTTTGGGGTGCGTTCTCATCCAGTCCTCAGGGAAGAATCCGCATGTGTCGGCGAGCCAGTGGCCCAGCTCGCGGTTGTATTTGGCGGCGGCGAACAGCTTGTCCTGCTGCTCCTCCAAATGACTGATCTGGTTTTGGTCTCGTTCCACCTGCTCCTGCAGAGGCTTGACCAATGATTCGACCTGCTGCTGCACGAGGCTCTTCCAAGAATCCGAGAGATCCTTTCCCGCCTCGCTCTTCGACCGTCTCCGCCCCAACCACACGGCCACCGCGCCGCCACCGCCCAATAGCAATGTCACCAGCGTGATGATGAGCTGCTGCTCGAATTCGACCGTCCAAAGCTGAGGCCCCAATTTTGACTCCTTAATAGGTGGGAAAACCCACACGCACGATGACGTGTTTACTGGGTTTCTGAGTAATGACCGTCTAGCTTTTCCGGCTCGACGAAATCTTCAAAGACGAAGGAAAACCATGATTCTGAACGACTTCTATACGACCGAGTGGCTGCCTTATCAGACCGCCAGACTGCGAGAGAACACGTTGACCGGTTACGAGTCCGCGTGGCGATTGCACATTCAGCCGCGGTTCGGCGGGATGGAGATGGAGGACATTCGGCGCAAGGACGTGGAGGAATGGGCACAGAGCCTTGACTCCGCCGGAGCAGCCAACAAGGCATGGGCGGTATTGCGTTCGATACTGCGCAAGGCCGTGCGCTGGGAGGCATTGGAGTTTGACCGGTTCGCGGGCGGGGTGGATCTGCCGAAACTGGAGCACAAGGAGTCACCATGGCTCCAGCCAAGCGACCTACGCCAGCTGCTGGCGGGTTTCTTCGGGCATCAGCTCGAAGCCTGGCTGTTGGTGTCAGCGACTCTGGGTTTGCGCCGCGAGGAGGGCTTGGCGCTCGAATGGTCCGACATCGACCTCAAACGAGGCATCGTCCACATCACCAAGGGACTGCAATGGGTCAACGGCCACGAGCTCCTAGTGGAGCCGAAGACCGCGCTGAGCAAGCGCGACCTCGCCCTCGGACCGTTGGTCAAACGTCGTCTGAAGGAAATCAAGAAGACCACCAACGCGCGCGGCCGCCTCATCGGCGATCTCAACCCGTTGCAAGTGGCGCGCCAATACAAGACGTTCTGCCAGAAGAACGGCCTGCCGTACGTGCCAGCGATGAACCTGCGCACCACATGGGCGACCAACGCTTTGAAGGCCAGCATCGACATCAGCATCGTCGCCAAGTGCCTCGGCCACTCAAACATCCAGACCACCGCCCGCTACTATCTCATGCAGGACATCGAGGTATTGCGCGACACAGCCGTCATCTGGGAAAACAAGATACTCAAAGAAAACGGAATATGGAGCTACGGAAGAGCCGCCTAACGCCTAGCTTTCCGTAAGTTCTGCGCCTTACATTCAGTGTGGTTCCTACGTTGGCAACAGCAACGAGAATGGTATCTGCCTGATTTCGTATGCCTCGCCCAATGGAAAGAAGCCCGATGCGATACTCGTGACAATTGGACCCTGGCCCTCAGATGTGGCCAAAGGGCAAGCTGCGATGGTCTGGGACGCTACACCCACCTCGGCGCAGATACGATTGTCCGCAACCAACACCACTCAATTCGGCACAAAATGGCCTACTCATTTCTCGTGGATCGCAATTTGGAAGTAGCCTAGCTTTCCGTATCCCGCACTGAGACCGCTCAGGTGCAGGCTGGGTGGAGTGACAGCAAGTTCACTCTGGTGAAGCGCAATGGTGTCGTGACCACGTGCGGCCAGATTGGTTTGAGCAGCAACATCACCGCGATAACCAATCTGCGCATGTCGCAAACGATTCCAGCAGGGTTCCGTCCCAAAGACCACGGTGCGATACTCCTCATCGGCAACAACAATCAGACGCAGGAGTATCACATCGGTGCCGATGGGACCATGACCCTCAGCACGAACGGTGCGGCACCCGGCTATTTCTTCACCTACACGGGCAGTTGGGTTGTCGCCTAGCTGAACGTGACACCGGCGGGCACCGGAATCACGCGAGGCAATGTGATGAGGTAGTCGTTCGCGCTCATGCTTGGACCCACGGCGATGGAACCGTCCGTATTCCATCTGCCCGTTTTCGAGTAGGATGCTCCTGCAAGCACGCCTATCGCACCGAGATCAATATTCGCACTGGGCTTCACCCCGCTCGAATACAGGTAGACAGGGAAGCTGCTGATGCCGACTGTTGATTTGAAGCTTCCTAGATCCAAATATATGTATCCTCCCCGCACCGTGATGCGCGAGGTGTTCACCATCGTGAAGCTGGTGGCGCTTTGTGGCTTGAACATGGCCTCCTGCGTGCGGGATACGGAATCCCACACGTCGCTCATGGGAGCCAGAACGTTGAACAACGGCACCGGTGTGCCGACCGTGATGCCGTCCAGGGGAATACGGTAGAGGGGCATGTCGGCGATGGTGGTGGTGGAGGTGATCTCATCCACTTCGTTGATTTTCGGGTCGGCGGGGGTCGACGCCGCTGGCGTTCCCTTGATGACGACGAGCGAGGCGGTTTCTATCTTGTCGGTGGTTTTGGTGTAGCGCATGACGACGAGGTCGTTGCGTTTCATGTTCTGTGAGCCGTTTTCGACGGTGATGGTCTCGGGTTCGGTGCAATGCGCGTAGCGTCCCCACATGATGAGTCCACCGGTGTCCACTGTGCCGTTGTTCGCCGAGTCCATGGTGAGCGCGAATTTGTTCTTCACGTTCAACACGTAGCAGCCCGGCCCCATGGTCCCGATGTTGAAGCTTCCACGATCATCGGAATCGATGTGTGCTTTTCCGGCTTTGCCGTCCACCAGATCAATCGTCATGATTATTCACCGTCCTTGTTCTGCATGAAAGTGTTGTATGCCGCGTCCTGGTC